TCTGCTCGCGGACGTAGCCGCCCTGCCCCATCAGTGCGCCTCGTCGCCCTCGTCGGCGTCGCCCTGCGCGTCACCCTCGCCGACGCCCGCCAGCGCCGCCAGCAGCGCCGCGTACCACTGCGACGGCAACACCTCGCGCGCGACCTCGAGGACGTCAGCGGCGGCTTGGTCCTGCGCCTTCAGCACCATCGTCTGACTCGGCGCGTATGCCTCTGGCATCGTGCGCTCAAGCAGCCATGCGCGGGCCTTCCAGTCAGCTGCGTCGCCGTTCTGTGTCGGCGTCGCCTGCAAGCGAATCGCGTCGAGCATCTCGGCTTCGAACTCGGAGCGAGCGCGCGCGGTAGCGTTGAAGAATGTTGTGTGTAGCTCGCTGCCCTCTTCGGCTGCGCGCTTCCATCGATAGAGCGTCGTGCGCTCTACCCCTTCTGCCGTGACTGCCGATTCAAGGCGCAGCCCTGCCCTCATGCGATGACACACGCGCTGTGTGAAGGCGTCATCGATGATGCTAGTTCGCGCCACTCAATCGACTCCTCGCGCCGCGATTCTAAGTGAGAGCGCCATTCCACCATCGCGCAAGCCGTTCAACTGGCCCCGTTGCGACTCGTCGCGACTAATCGCGTCAGGGCTCATCGCTTCATCTCGCCGCGCATCCATTCGGCCAGTTCTGCTCGCACGGCGACGACACCGACAAACGTGCGATACGTTGGCGCAGGCCGCTCCGGTCGCGACGCCACGCGCTGTGCGGTGCGCTCCGAGCAGCCCAGCGTGCTCGCAATCTCTTTCCATCCCTCGACGTCCCACGGCGTCGCTCGTGTCGCAGCCATAGCGTCCAGCCTCCCATCGCGCGGAATCAGCCCGCGCCCTGCAAGTCGCGAATATAGCTCGCCGATGCCCTCGCGTCTGATCGCGACTACGTGCCCGACCGGCACCTCGACGCCGAAGACCGCGCTTGCGTGCTCGGCGACATCGCGTGGTGACGGGTCGTCAAACGGGTCGACGTCCTCGCCAACGCGTGGCTTGCCGCGGACTGCGAGCCGATACTTCGGCTGCTTCTGCCGTGCGCCCTCGCCGCGCATCGGCTGCGGGTGTTGTAGCGGAACGCGCGCGCCTGGTATGCCTAGCGTGGCCCATATGCAGACCTCGCGTGCCTGCTCGGCGTCGAGGCGCTGCATGGCCGGGTACGTCGTCAGCGTCCACCCTGCGGCAAGGCACTGCGCCCACAGACGCGACACCGGCGCGATGCGCTCGACGGCACGCTGCGCGACGTCGCCCGATGCCGTGCCGCCTGCGCCGCGATGCTCTGGCTCAAACCGCGACGGCGACGAGGACGACCGCACCGGCGCACCATCGACGCGCACCTCGTCGAGAGCGCGCAGGGCTGCTAGCACGCCGCGAAACGGCGGGCGCGATGACTCGCCTTTGCTCTCGCGAGCGAGGATGAGCAGCGCCATTCGCGTTGCCTCGTCTGCCAGTCGCGCGCGGCGTGCCGAGTGCTCGGCGGTGATCGTCTCGATGGCGCGGTCGTCGAGGCGCGCGATGGCCGGGTCGATGACGGGCGCGGCCTCGAGGCTCGCGACGAGCTCGACCTCTGCGACGTGCTCGGCGAGCACCTGTCGGACGTCGATGCTGAGCAGGCTGCGCGCGGGCCGCTTCACGCAGGCACCTGTGCGGCGCGCTGGCGGCTCTTTGGCGGGGCTACCTGTTCGCGCTCGACCTCGCGCACGGCGACGACGACGCGAGGCTCTGCGCGGTCAATATGCGTCGCGACGAGCAGCGTCACCACCTGCGAGTCGTCGAGGTACAGCACGCCGCTGAGCGCGTCGAGGATGGTCTTCGCGACGTTGTCGAGGTCGCGCCGCCTCTCGTCGGGCAGATACGCGTCGATGTCCACGCGATAGCGCGATGCCTTCGACGGCAGCCACGGGCCGCGAGGACGCGACGCCTGCGCGATGAGGCGCACGGTGCGCTGGTAGGACCGCTGCTTCGCGGACGTGTAGCGGCGCGTACCGACGCTGGCCGCGCGCTGCCACGGCACGACAGGGCCCGGCACGACGAAGCGGACGTCCAGGCTCATCGCGCCTTGCCCTGCATCGCGGACATTGCCTCCTGCCGCAGATGCTCTTCGCGTCGAGCTCGAGCGTCTGCCTCGTACTGCTCGCGCGCCTCTCGTGACTGCTGAGACGTGCGCCCAAAGTGCTTGGCGTGCGTCGGGCTCATGCGCTTCTCAGCCGTCGCCGCCGCAGGGTTCTTCGCGATCTCGCACGCGCCGCACTTGCCCGCGACGAAACCGGGGTGTCTGCGACACTGCGCTGGGAGTTGACCGGCCATCAGTTCGAAGTCCTATCCGGTGCGATGTCGAGTTGCACCACAATCTGTTCGAGACGCATCGGGCACCAGCGCGGCGGCACCGTGGGCGGCTCAGTCGCGAGGTCGTCGCTGCCGACGATGAGCCGGTCGTCCTTGACGCGACAGGCGTGCTCGATGCGCAGCGCGTCGGCCGACTCACCGATGATGTCGGTGGCCGTAAACGGGCACGTCCCACAGCCGCCGAAAATGATCAGGCGCATCGCGGGCGCGAGCGTAGCAGCGTGCAAGCGCGGCGTCATCGATGCCTCGCGCTCGGCCAGCGCTTGCGGCCTTCGTTGTGGCGTACCTTTGCGACGGCCACCGAACACACCGGCCCGCAGTAGCGCACGCGATGCTGGTACTTCGCGCGCACGAACAGCTCGCCGCAGTGCCCGCACTTTGTCGGCGGCTCCTTGCGATACGGACCCGGCCACTTCGTCGTGCCGTCGCGTGGCATCTGCGGGATGCCGCTCTTGAAGAATGCCGCGTTACAGTCGGTCTGCGCTGCGGGCCAGTGCGCCGCGACTCCGCAGCCGTAGCACCGTCGCAGCGGCTCTCCGTCGTTGGTCTTGCCGTCGTCGTAGAACACGTGCTGTCTCATGCCTTGCGTGCCTTTGCTGCGAGTCGCGCGCGACGATTCGCGAGGCGCTTGTTCTCGCTTGAGCAGACCGACGAACACGTCGTGCCCATCGTGTTCATCGTCGGCCGTCGAAACTCGCGACCGCAGATTGTACACGTCGACACAAGCCCCGCTGCATACGGCCCCAACCACTGGCCCTCGTGCAGCGGCTCCTGCGCGATGTCTCCGGCAGGCGAATAGACGAGCACCGACGAGCATGACAGGTCGCCCGCAGGCCAGTGTTGCAGCACGCCACAGCGTCGACAGCGGCGCAGCTTGCCGCCGACTTCGCGCACGCCTTCGAGCTCCCAGTCATGCTCAAGAAACGGCGCAGCGGCGTCGAGCTCGTCGTCGTCGTCGATCACGCGCTCACCTGTCCTCGCCTGATGCGCTCGCGCTCGAGCTTGCGCGCCTTTGCGCATGACGACGAGCACACCGTCGTCGACGTCGCGTGAAGCGGCGCGTAGTACCGGCGCGCGCAGACGGTGCAGCGCAGCGGCGGCGACGGCATGTACGGCGGTTGCCACTGGTCAGCGTGCAGCGCAGGGCACGTCAGCATCAGCGGCGGCGCGTGCTCCGGGTAGAGCGCGCAGCGCCACTCGGCAGCAGGCCAGTGCGAGCGCACGCCGCAGCGGTCGCAGCGGTACGTCGGCGCACCGTCGTCGAGGTGCCCGTCGTCGCTCCAGGCATGGCCGCACGTCGTCGTCGGCGTCACGGCTGCTGCTCGAGCTTCTGCCGGTGGTACGTCTCGCGCATCTTCGCGGCGACGCGAGCGCGCGTGTTTTCGAGCTTGCAGAGCGGCCCGCAGAAGTCGACGCGATTCATACGCACGGGACGCTGGAACGGCTGGCGACAACGCTTGCACAGCCGCGCAGGCTCTTCGCGATACGGGCCCGCCCATCGCCCTTCAATGACGGGCTTTGGCGCTGGCGTGTGCCGCTCTGGCTCAGAGCCCGGCGCAATGATGAGGCGCATCCGAGTCACCATCGCAGGGTCCATCCACGGGCACGCATCGCGCGCTCCGGCCCAGTGGCCGAGCATCCCGCAGCGCGCGCATCGCAGACGAGGCTCGCCGTCGTCGAGACGGCCGTCAGCGACGAATTGGTGCGCTCTCATCGCGCGACGCCCGCGTTGACGCGCAACCGCATCATCGTCCCGGCCAGCCGCTGCCGAATCTCGCGCACGTGCACGCCGCAGTGGTAGGCCGCCTCGACGTACAGGTACTCATCGAACGCGCGGCCCAACGTGACCTCTCCGGTCAGCACCAGGAGCGACGTCGTCTGGATAGCCGCGTGCAGCGCCCGCT